AACCACATCGCACGTTATCATTTTGACAACGGCAGCATAGTTTTCATCTTCAGATACAAGCGTTTCGATATCCATTCCCACTTTAGCACCCTCATTGATTATCAATGCCGATACCAATGGCAATAGCGTTTCGATTCTGTCTTGTTCCGCCTGCGTGTATTCATTTCCACTTATATCGATAACATCCGCTACCGTTGCAAAATTAGCCATTTACTTCAATCTCCTACTGATTAAATTGTTATCATGCGAAATGCTGCTACATCGAGAATTCCCCAACCGATATACGCTTCGGATCTCAGGCATACTTCGTTATATCTCTTAAGATCGCGTCCGGCACCATCGGGATCACCATATCTGATAACTTCAAGCGGGATTTCTTCGACATAACCCCACTTAAACGCATTTGCGAAATCACCGACATATACAATAGTATTGTTTGTATCACCCGTGGCGCGCTCTATAACCGTAGAATTCACATCAGATTTCATGCCATAAAAAGCATCGGGATTCTGCCCCATTCTGAATTCAGGGAACTGCGTTACCCCGTTTTCTTTTTCTGTCGCAAGGTTAGCTGCTGCGCTCGGTGCAAATGCAATTCCCGTAACTGCAATATCCGGCATCTGCGCAATTGCGAGTTCGATTTTCTCTGAAAGAACGTCTGTTGATGCGTCAAACGGAATATTGGTGACAAGATCATCGAAGTTATTTCCCTGAATATCACTTACCGCAGTTTTCGTTTTCGGATCGATTCCATGCATCGCAGCGATATCAAATCCTCTTGCAATCTTGCGGGCGAATCCATCTGCGAACGTTTCAAGATATGTAAGTCTCTTTTCGTCCGAACACTTCACGAATTCGTCCGATACCCTCTGCTGATATATGAATTTCAGCGGTTTGATAATAACGGGATCTACGCTCGCATTACCCGCAGGCTTTGCGCCACCCTCAAGAACGAGCGATGCTTCATCTTCTGCCGTGAAAATGAATTCAGTAACACCGCTAAACGGTATCGGTTTTCTATCCGTAAGTTTTGCAAGTGTAGAATGACCCGTAACGGCATTAAACATATCAGTTACAAGATCCATAGGGAAATTTCCACCTTCTGTAATAGTAGCCATAATTTTTTATTCCTTTCCGATTTTTTGTGCAAGTGCCATCAAAGATGCCCTTTTCGGATCGCCCTTTTCGATATCGGGTTCATTCGATCCAATAGGCGCACGCTGATTAACCATGTATTTCGCCATCGTCTGCGCATCCGCCCTGATTTCATCTTCGGTGGTACCGCTTAACTTATCCGCCAATTCGTAAGGCAATCCCGATTCAAGCGCAACCCTCGTTTTTACCGCTGCCGTTGCGTACGATTCCACTTGCTTTTCCAGGTTGGCAATCTTTTCATTGTTTGCCGTTGCCGTTTCGCTTTGGCTTTCCATTGACTGTTTGAGCGCAGAAATCTGCGATGCATAATCTTCGTTCTGCTTTTTTATTTCTTCATAATCAGCAAATTTTTCTGCCGTTTTCTTTTCGGCTCTTGCTATACGCTCACCGATGATTGCATCTAACTGTTCCTGCGTTTCGATAATTTTGAATTCTGACATTTTTGAATCCCCCATATTTGCCGGATGGTATCCGTAGTTGTGATATACTAAAAAACCGTGCCTGATTGCACGATCTCTTAATAACTAATGCTTTGTTTTTTCGGTTCCTTATATTCAACACATAACCAATGGGCGAACGTTGCCGATTCCAATAATGATATATCCGCGCCAGCAAGCTGCGAATTATACCCGAATCCGCCACCGTTGCCAATATGCCTATGTTCGCAGTTACTTACCACTTGTGTTAATGCGGGTTGATTGTTGTGGCATATCGTCTGTTTTTCGACCCCTTGTTCGAACAATCCGCAAGCCGTAACGACATCCGCAGATTTCATTGTTAGCGGAATCGGTTTGATGTGTCCACGCTTCATGGTATCGATAAGTATCTGTTTGCCCGCATCACCATCAACCGCCACCGCTTTCACATCAGCCGAGCTTATAAATTCGATTATCCACGCTACACCCTCGCGGTAAGGTCTACAATCGATTGTTTCAACAAATACGCTATTATCGGCAGTTTTGACCGCTACAGACAATGACACGTTCGAGGAACCATGCCCGAACTTGACCCCAACAAATAACGGGCCTTTGAATTTTGGCTTGCCACTTATTGCAAGCGATTCCCATTCTTTTCGACTAATTGCGGATTTCTGATTGTATTTCATCCACAAGCCAAGCCGTTGAATGTTAAAATCCACTGCATCATCGTTATCGCCACCGATTTCAGCACGGATGGTTCTTTCTTTCAGATGCAATCCAAGTGATGGATTAGTCTCATACCATAGATCCACATCGTTCGGATCGCTCATTTCGGGTACCGACCATTCCGCCCATCCGCTTTCATAGCCTTTGCCCGTCAGGACTTGTTCGCGATAATCCACGAATACAGTACCCGCAGATATTGCCGTTGGCGGTGTACCAAGCATGATTGTTTGCGGATTCGGTGAATCGGTAACAATGTATTTTAGGGCCGTTTCCTGATCGATCGTGTATTCTTGCGCCTCGTCAATGATTAACAAGTCGTACCCCTCGCCAAGTGCGCCCGTGCTTGTTCTTGTTCTGAATTCGATTTCGCCACCGTTTTTAGCGTACAAATGTTCTTTGCCGAATGCCCTGAAAGAAGATGATATTTCAATATCAGCCTTTTCACATAGCCTTTCTAGCCGTTGCCATACTGCATGCGATGTACTTGTGCGATGTGCGGTATACAGTATGCGTTCGCCATTTTTCAGACCCCACAAGCACCGAACAAATACCATTTCGGATTTGCCATTTCTTCTTGGCAATGAGTATCCGAATTTCTGATGCGTCCACAAGCCTGCATCGTTCTCCGACATAATGTCATAAATCAATGATGCTTGCCATTCATACACATCGTTATTAGTTCGGTTGTATAGCTGCACCGCTTCTTCGCCTTTAGTTTGTGTATAAGGAAGTATTACGGATACCGTTGGCGATTGCCTACCGATATCCAATCTTGCACCCCCCTTCTTGCAATCCGACTAGTAATTATTTATCTATACATCAATCATATTCCATGAATTAGATGTCCAATCCGTTTGCACGTTTGCCCCACGTTCGGTATGGTGCGTTATCGTACAACCGCATCCAGGATGCCTTTCAAATACCCCGTTGTCTTTTGCTTCGGAATAATCCCACGTTCCGGCACGTTCGATGCACCATTCACATGGAGTTTTTCCGTTATGAAGTCCAACACCATCGTATTCACGCACGATCACTTCACGGAATCCCGCTTCGGTTCTGAATTCTGCATTGGCCCGTTGGAAATCGTCATAGAATTTTCGGTTGGTGGATATGACGGGATCCGTCAACGCGTTATCCAATTCAGTTTGATTCATGGCATTGACCGCAAATTGCATTACCTGGCGAATGCGTTCGTTCGGATCTTGTCCACGCACTATGCCGATATTTATTCTTGCTCTCTTGTCTGCGAATCGTGATTGTATCGCTGCATAGCTGTTTATACTTTCGTATGCAGATTCAAGCATCGGTTTTATCGTCTTTTCGGCAATATTCCAATAGAATGTTTCGTTAGGCATTTCCGCTAATTTGATATTGTGTTTGAATGCCTTTGATGCCTGGATGCCATACCGATCGGCAAGAACGGCAATGTCTTTTTGCGTTCCTTTTCCATTCGCTATCTTGACCGCCAATTTGTTTATGCTTGCATCTGCTTTGATTCCGGCACGGAAATCTTTTCGGATATCATCTAACAGTTTTTCGGATATATCTATACTTTCAGCCATATTCGATTATCCTTTCACATATCAGATAAGTTCCGTTTCATTCCCGTTGGATGCACCCTGAATTCCCGTTATTTCGCGCAACGTTCCATTGTCGAAGTATCCTGGAACCGCCTGATTGATTTTGATTGCACCATCACCGATACCCGATAACATCGCTGCGTCAGGTTCGAAAATCGGTTCCCACTTGGGTTCCACGTTGGAAATAATTGAACGGTTGTATCTCTGATTATCTCGCACACACGCTGCCAGGAATCCAACGTTACGTAGTCCAACACCAAAATCACGTTGGGCCTTTCTTGCAATAAGTCTTAACGATTCATGTGATGCCTTTATAGCTTCTGCACTTGACGGGTTCTGCGATGGGAATCCGAGATCGTCCAATGTCAATCCCGTTTCACCTGCGAACATTCCCGCAAACATTCTTAATTGTTCGGTGTGCGGTGACATACTCTGTTGGCTAAACTGTCCGACTTTCGGAACATCTCCATCTTCATCTTTATCCACTCGCAGTAGACTTGACATCGTAAGTTTCCATTTGTCTAACCGTTCTGCGCTTTCATCCATTCCAAGAATATATTTCTGCGGATACGAATAGAATTCCGATGCTATTTCAGAACGTTTCGCAGTTCTGATTGCCGAACCTACTATCGACATACACGCACGGGATATCCTGGAATGTCCGAACGGCCTAGCTGCATCCGGCCTATTGATTATAGGTACCAAGAGTGGATATGGTGCCGAATTCGGGATCCGCATTGTTTCCCTACCATCACGATAATAAATCGTTTCACCCGTCAGGAAATATGCTTCTAAAATTGGTGCGCCCGTACTTGTCCATTCAAGCACCGCATAACCCTCTTTTAGCATCTCGGTTGTTTCATCAATAATACCCGTTGCATGCATGCCATCGATAACGCGCAGTATCGGATTCCCGTTTTCATCTGTCGCAATATATATAAAGCTACATGATGATATCAACGCTGATAGCATAGCCGAATCCGTGAAAATGTCTTTATTGTTATTTTCGAAAATCGAATTCATCTGATACAAGTCGTTATCGAATTCGCGGAATACCAACCTATCAGCTAATGAATCAACGGCCCGTGCGCACCATCCTAGCGACCCCATCCAATACCGCAGATCCGGCGGAGTGCTTATGCCAAAATCGCGCACAACGTTTTTCATTTCGTAAAAGTCATAGCGCAGTTTCACGCGATGCCGTTTCAGATTAAGTTTTCTGCGGAGATATTCGATTCCTTTGATATCAGATGTGTTTTCGTGAATAAACATTATTTCATTACCTACTAATACAGTGTGTTTTTCTGTGCA